TCGGCTGTTGGATCACTGACGTTAATGATCTTTTTATTTAGAGCATCGAACTGATCGTCCGCACCCGCTTGTACTCGCAGTGATATATCGTTCTGTTCGGCACTCTCTTCAGCAAGATAACGATTGTGCAGGTACGATCTGTCCAGCTCCGATTCCGTTAATACAGAACCATTTTGAAAGTCTACGAGGTCGGTGGCAGGGTCTGATATACGACGTACTCGGACGATCTCTCCGCCTGTGGCTGCGGCATTAAGCACGATCCTTTTACTGGGAGATGTTTGTACTGTGTAATCTTCGTCTACACCTATGGTTTGACGTACGCCATCTATAAACACTGCGACGTGTTCGTCTTCAAGGTACGGAAAGTTAAACAGAAATTCGGTCTGCCCTGCATCTGCTGTATCGTCTACGAAAGTGTTAGCCATGATGTTAAGTGTATATTATTAATTATTGAGTGAGAAGAGCAAGTCCTTAGTCACTGAGTTAGAATTTCAAGAGGAGATATAGGTCTTATCTGTGGTGCTTGTATCGTACCTCTTGTTTGTAAGATGGTATTTAGATTCTCTTCCTTATCGTTAATGAAACTGCTTAGGAATAACTTATCTTTTAAAATATCTTTTTTAGTCTGATTGTAATAATCTCTTAGTAACTGATCTAAATCTTTTAAACCTTCGTTAACATAAGCCCCATCCTTTTCTTGGAAACCTTTATTATATTTCTTATTCCAAGCGGCACTAGTGATTAACTCATTAACAGCTTGGTTTATATTTAACTTACGACCTTTCTTGTATAGAGTAGTAGTCTTTAACTTTTGATCGAAAGCGTAAGCCAGTGTTATTCCTTCTTCGTTTATGAAGTCGGTCATCGGTAATCTATCTGCTATGTTACTAGGTTTTCTAGCTATGTTACCGTGTGTGTCAGTTGCTACTATTTCATCAAACAGAGTCCTATCTAAAGGTTTCCTCGGTGCTTGTCTTACTATAGTTTGAGTAACCCATGTGTGTGAACTTTCCAAATCCTCGCCCAATAAATCAGTTTTTACATTAGGAGTACCTAGACCGAAAGCCGCATAAGCAAACCTTTCCCAATATCCTTGTCCTCTTAAATCAGGCACACCGTCTTGAAGTATTGTTTGAGTTATCTTTCTAGCTTGTGCGGGAAAAGGCACATAACTAGCTACTAGTCTAGCTACTGCGTTCTTTGTTACATCTCCCTCAAATTTAGCTATCTCTTGTGCGGTTTCTATACCTTGTGCTAACGGCATTGCTTCAGCCAACTTCTTAAAGGAAGCACCAATAACAAAGTCTAATGTTTGATCTTTAGTGAGTATAGTCTGACCAGTCTCCCTCTCCTCGTTTTTTATTCTAGCCCATGTCATAACATCAGCAGCTAGGGCTATAGGGAACGACCAAGGTAAAGCAGCTGAATAGTCTGATCCCATTATTTGGAAAGACTCTAGCTTATTCTTCTGTCTTTGGTCTGGAGTTAACCATTCTAATGAACCAGTCGCAGCACCAGATAAAGCAGCTGTACCACCTATGAAATATAAAGAAGTAGATAACAAACTATCAGTTATAATTTCTTCATTGTATTTAATACGCCTCGCTTCAGCTTGCGACTTCCTCCGTGCTAGATCGTCTATTTCAACTTGTATGTTCTTAGTAGTTTCAGGGTCTGTAGTTTTCCTGAGCCTCTCATACTGTGCTTTCAACTTACGATCTAGTTCTTTTATCTTTTTACTGAAAGGATTTGCTACGGCTTTAAAGCCCGGTGTAATAGCTAAAGGTGCTACGGCAGGAGACAACGAAAATCTAGCACCTCTATATACAGCACGGATAGGCACGCCTATGTAAGGAAGTAAAGCGTCTATTACAATCGCTAACTTACCATCATCGTTACTTAAATCCTTCAACTTTTTAATAAGTTTCTCAGCTGAGTTTACAGGCATATCTTCTAAGTCGCCGTCAGCAGCGAATAACAATTCTTCTCTAATTTGATTTACAGTATCTTCAAAGTCATGCTCATCTGCTAATACAGCTAGCCCATCGCTATCTTTCCAAGCGTTGTCGTATAACTCATCAGCTTTCGCCTTGGCTTTAACTGGATCATTAGGAAATTCTAACAATGCTTTCTTCTGAGATTCAGCGTATAACCTGCCTTTAATTAACTGTCTCTTAAAAACTGAGTCTACAGTCTGTATACCCCTAACACCTAAAGTCCACAACTGAAAGAACTGACCGTTTTTAATAGCGTTAGTAAACCAATTAGCTGTATTCTCTAAAGCTTGTACTCTTCTTTCAGCTGACTTATAAGCCCTAGATACTAAAGCGTGTTCACCTCTAGGCATTGACCTTGGATTTATTTCATCAGAAAGTCTACCTGCTCTGCCGTCCACTGCTGATATATTCTCAACAAAAGTACGACGAGCTTCCGCCCATAACCCTTTCAAGTCAGATATAACTTTAAAAGCACCAGCCGCATCTGCCATTGCCATCCGAGTTCTAACTGGCAGCGTAGAGTTATAAGGATTGTACAGAAATGTAGATACAGGTCTAAAGAATTGTTTAGCCACTGCTCCTATGCCTGTAGGTACACCTGCGAATACAGAAGGAAGCTGATCGATTAGAGATAGTTGTCTAGCCAATCTAACATACCTAATACCTTTTGTTAGCCACCCCGCTCCATCTGCTTCTAAAGATTTGTAGAAAGCTTCCTCTAGTTCTTTAAAGGCTCTAGCTGTTAATCGTTCCTCTTCAATTTGTTTCCTAGCTCTATCTAAATCAGCTAACTTTTGACGCATCCTAGCTTTAGAATCTGCTATCTTTTTCCTAAGTTCTTGTGATCTAGCTGGTTTAGTAGGTCCTTTAGGAGTAGGCGTAACTTCAGCTCTTACCTCACCTATAACACTGCGTCCCTCAATATCAGCTACTCTAGCTAGTTCTTTCTCCAGCTCAACAACAGCTAATGCTTCTTTCTCAGCTTCTCTATAGTAAGCTACTTTAGCTTCTAGCTCTGCTATTCTTGGGTCTTTCTTTTTTTTCTTTTTAACTTTTAAACCAGCAGCTTCTTCAGCAGCATCTATATCAGCAAACCTTTTACGCATTGTTTCTAGTTCGCCTTCAAGTTTACTTCTTTGCTTCTCGTAAGCTTTTCTCAGTTGCTCAGCTTTATATTCGTCAGACATTTGTACTCGTGCTTTATCTATTTCATTCACACGATTACGCATATTACTACGAAGGAACGCTATGTCTTTATTTAATTGTTCTACTCGACCGGGTGCTTTTTGGGGTCCTGTAGGTTTAGGTGTTATCTCTTCTCTTTGTCTGCCTAGTGGTCCTGTTTCTATTTCTAACAACCTAGCTCTTTCAGCCTCTAGGTCTTTTATCTTCCTTATTTCAGCTTGAGCTTCCTTATAAAATTTAATCTTATCCTCTAAATCTTTTACCCGTGGGTCTTTTTCTTTTATTTTAGCAGGTATAAGTTCTTCAGGTTCTTTACCAAATGTAGTACGAAGTTCGTCTAGCTCTTGCTGTAGAGTATTGAGTTTATTGTTTATTACTTTCTCAGCTTGCTCTGCTTGAAACTCTTCGGACATCTCACGCCTAGCTTTATCTATATCAGCTAGTCTTTGTTTGATGTTACTTTTAACAGCAGCTATTCGTTTTCTAAGTTTAGCGGCTTTAATGTTTACTTTCTTAGGACCAGTGGGTTTAGGGGTAACAGCTGCTCTTTGTTCGCCTAGCGGTGCTACATCTAACTCAGCCACCTTAGCTAACTCAGCTTCAAGTTTCTCTAACTCTAACGCATCAGCTTCGGCTTGTTCGTAAAACTTTATGCGTTGTTTTAAATCAGAAATGTCAGCATCTTCAGGTAGCTCTTCGCCAGTCTCAGCTAAAGCTATTTTACTTCGGTCCCCGAATCTCTGTTGCAATTCAGCTAGTTTTTCTTGCAGCTTTTTCTTTCGCTTACCTAGGTTTTGTTGTACCTCCTTAGTAGGTTTATCTACATCTATTTCATCCGCTGCTTTTGTTTCTTTAAATACTTCTATAAATTCATCTTCTTCAGTCTCTACTGGCTTCCTTTGTCTACCTTTTAACTGATCCGGTATAGCTAAGTACTCATCAAACATAGCTTGTATATCAGCTTCATCACCATCGACTACGCCTCTAGTTTTAGCTTCTAATGTAGCTTGTAATCTAACCAAAGCCTCATCCTGCAAGTTAGCTCTTTCACTGTATTTAGTAGCCCAAGCATACTGATCCGAATCCCCACGTTGTGATTGTACGACCCTAGCTCCTAAAGTATTCAACCAATCAACAACCTTAACATTAAGAGTACGCATGAACTTTATTTCATTTAATAAAGCATTAGCTATGTTTTTATCTGTAGGTGTCTTAGTGAAAAGTCTTATTAAAGAATTAACATTACCTAAAGTTTGGTCGTATATCTTTTTACCTTCTCTATTAATTCTAGCTGATTCTTGAGAAGCATTTCCAGTCTCAGGTGTTATGTCTAAATTTTTTATTCTAAGTAACAAACCATCTAACGCATCTTCTCTTTTATCTTCTACCGTTCTTTCTCTAGCTGGCGGCTCTTCTACGACAGGTTCTTCTGGTTCCTTAGATTTCTCAGGCTCTAGTTTCTCGGATGGTTCTTCAATAGGATCGGCTTCTTCATCTCGTACTATTATTGGACCCTCTTCTTCTAACTTAGCTGTTACATCCTCAACCTCTGGGTCTACTTCTTCTTTTACTGTAGGGTTAGTTTCTTGTTTAGATAAAGCCGCATCTGCGTCAACAATCTGTTGTATAGAATCTTCTAAAGAAGCTTGAGCCTGTTCAATATCTTGTATCTGCTTCAGTGCTTGATGTCTTTGATTTGATTTAGCAGCTTGTGCGGCACCACCTCCCATTCCAAAAGCAACTTCAGTAGGTAAAGGTTGTTCAGCTTCTTCGACTACTTTCTGTAGTTCCTGTTTCTTCTGCTCTAAGTTTTCTTTAGCAGCTTCAACAGCTTCTTTAGCTTTACCCCTTCCCCACTTACCTGTCCTAGCCCATACGGTAAACATAGTATTAAAACTACCACCAGCTACAGACGAGAATATATAATCGTAAATGTTTCTATCAGTCCCGTTTAGTTGTGCTTCTATTTCCTGCCTTAAAGCCGACTCAGCTAGACCTAGAGCGGAACCACTCATAAAAGTTTTAACACCGTTTACTACAAGTTCCTTACCCTTCCACGCATCAGCTGCTCCGATACCGGGACTTAACCTAAACACTTTATCAGCTGTCTTGGTTACTAACCCTACTCCAAAAACAGAAGCAGCTATAGCTTCACCAGCAGAGTATTCATCTTGCAAACCAAACTCTTTACGAATGCTTTGACCTATGAAGTTAGATGTGGCCCATATACCAGCTTCAGTTAAACCGAATCCTATTAAGCCTCCAACAGTACTAGCTGGTTCAGGAGTAGCAATACCAAGGGCCGACATCTTTTTAGCACTACTCAACCACTTTAATACCTTCTGTGAGTTATGTAGTTTAGTAGCTAATAATCCCGTACCTATTTCACCAGCAGCCCCCAACCCAGTTCCTAGTAAATATTTACCAGTACTTATCTCATCTTCTGCTACAGTAACAGCTTCAATAACATCAGCTGGTAACTCTTCTTGTATATTAACAGGAGGCGTTATTGAATTTAAACCCGGCTCAGATTCCTGCCCCGCTGGTTCGTATTTAAAAGTTTCGAGTGTGCCTTCTCTATTAGCACGTCTCAGCTCCTCCATATAACTACTCATTAATAAAATACTCGTTGAGCGTTAGCAAATATTTCTAAACTTTCTTTGTTAAAAATTCCAAGCTTTTGATATATAGCTCTTATTTCCTTTTCCTCTTCAGTCAACTCTTCTTCTCTAGCTAAGTCCTTTTCTATAATGCCATCCCATTCTAATAGGTATCTATTAAGTTCAGAATTACTGTAAAATAATTTAACATCAGCTCCGTCCATACCTGTTAGTGATAACATTTCAGCACTTTGTGGATCGAACCGTTCAAACCCATGTCTAGCAAGAGATAACGCTAAAGAACTAGTGTGGTTATATTCCACCATTTTTTTTCTATTTCTATTAATTTCAGCTCTATTTGTTACTCTATCTTTCTCTAGTGATGCGTACCTAATCCCCTCTACCTCCATTTTTCTAGCTTGTTCAGCTGTGTAGGCTGGTTCAGGGTCTCTTGATATAATTATAGAAGATGCTTTAGCTATACCTTCGTACCTACGAGATTCCTCATCCATTAACTCAATAGAAAAAGCTTTTAGTTGTTTATCTCTTTCCACTGGTTCTAAGTCTTTTAACTCTATAGCTTTATCTTTTAATTCAGATAACACGTAGGAAATAGATTCAGGTGAATATAGGTCAGCTGTTTGTGTTATATTAAGTTCTTGACCCTCTAAAGCTTTAGCTCTCGATTTCAACTGTGCTCTAAGAATCATAGGTACATTTTGAAAGTAATCTTTCTTCTGCACGTAATTACCAGCTGTCAATCTTTCAGACTCTTCTAATAACTCTTCAAACTTTTCAACACGACCGCCCTGAGAAGCAATCCAACCTTTCCAAGGAACTTCTTCATCTGGGTTATCTCTTACATACATCCTAAACTTTTCTAGTTCTTCTTCTCTTACTTCGGGGTCAGCTATGTTAGCAGGTTTAATAGATGCACCTACTGCACTTACTTCTTTGTAGTCTTTGAGAGCACTCTCGCCTATAGGAAAATATAGAGCAGCGGCTGTGTCACTTGTGCTTCCTAGTTCATCGAGTATATTTAAAAAGTTCTGACCTAGATTACCAGCCTCACTAAAAGCCCTATCAACATAAGCCTCTACTTCATCCTTTTTTAACTTAGGCATTATAGTACTTATAACAGAACGCATAGTATTTAACTTAGCGTCCGGCATGTCATCTTTTTCAGTAATGTTACTAGCTGATATAACAGAGTAAATCTTACCGCTAAGTATGCGTCTTTTTTCAGCTGTTGATTCTGTGGACACCCTTGATAGCTCGTTGTTAATTTGGCTTAGTATGGGTGTTAATTGTTTAGCTGCTTCTTTAGTACCAAAGACTTTAACTTTACCTTTTAATTGTATAGCACGCATTGCATCGTACATAGACTTAGCATCGCTCGCTCTATCTTGTGCTAATAATAATTTTAAATTAGCGGCAAATCCATCAACTAGTAACTCGTTTCGTCTAAACTTATCAACACCGTCTTCTAGCAAACGCTCTTCATAATTGTTAGCTATGTCCGTAAGTATAGCAGTATCAAAACCTTTGTCTCTAGTTGCTACATTGAGAGTTTGATTTAGCTGATCTCCAGTCTCTTGTTCGATTACCTTTTGTCTATGCTCTTCGTATTGTAGTGCTAATTTATTCTTTACCGGATTAGTAACTACACTCCATAAAGCCTTACCCGCTAAACTATTAGCAACATCGGGACCAACCTCCTGAACCAAACCATCCCATTCAGACTTTAGTAAGTTCTGTAAACCTTCGTTAAACTGTGTCTTATCTTTTGAATTTAACAAACCCGAAGCTTTATCAGTAAGACTAGGCAGCATCGTGTTATTGATGTGTCGTTTAAGCAACGCATCTCTGTATGCTCTATCTCTATTGGTAGTAGCTAATATACTAAAGCCATCTACATCCTTCTGCTTCTTTAACTCAGCTATAACATTCTGTTCTTCTACTAACTGAGCTTGTTCAATACCGATCTGTTCTTGTTGCTTCTGTAACGCACCGTACTGTTGTAATAACGGATTAACTTGACCCAACGCATCAGCCAAGTCCATCAACTTATTCCGACCTGCTCGTTGAACTTGCACGGCGTACTGACCGCCCCGTTGAATAGTCGGCTGAATGCCGGGGACTGCGTCTCCCAACCCTTGTACTTGTACTCGTTCTTTAGCCATAATTATCCGCCTAAGTTTCCACGTATTGGTTGGTAATCTGTATATCTACCGCCGTAAATAGCTGATGAGGTAGTTGGGCTTGTTAAACCTCCGCCTCCTCCGCCCATCATATTACCCACAGTTAAACCTGTAGCGTATCCTCCAAGTCCACTTTGAATAGCACCTAATGTAGCACCTAAAGCACTCGGACGATTGATAGGTTGGTTAATACCGATTTGACGTTGTTGCGTAGCGAACCCAGCTTGTTCAAGACCCATACCTGTAGCGATACCGCCAAGTTCTTGTTGTCGTAATAACGCACCTCTGTAACCAGCTTCTTGTCTCATATAGTCGTCCATCAATGCTTGTACAGATGCACCTGCTACTCCAGCTTCTCCAGCAGATACTCTAGCTCTAGCAAGTTCAGCTTGTGATTTACGACTTACTTGTTCAAGTTCTCGTCCGACTGCCTCTTGCTCTTGTGCTTGACGCATACGCATCGAGGTTTGTTCTTGTTGAAAGCGTTTTCGTTCAGCAGCTGCAGCTTGTGCTTGGTATTTAGCTTGTGCTTTAGCTTGCTGACGCTGACCCGCAAACTGTAAACCGGAAGAAGCGACACCTACGGCAGCCATTGTAGCCCCAAGTCCCACGGCAGTTGCGTTCGCAGCTGATGCTCCTAATGCTAATCCTATTGCTGGAAAACACATATCTTTACTTCCTCTCTAATATAAATGACAGATAGCCTTCGTACTGACAATCGCTAAACTCTGCACCTAACCACTCCAACCATTTAATACTCAACTTGTTACTACGCATCACATAGTTCGTCAGATA